GTCGCACCCTCGCCCCGAGCCCGGACAGCACATCGCGAGACGCACCAAGCGCCGCCGATTGTTTCTGTCCCGATATCAACCCATAGTTGATCTGCTCCACTCTTCGAAAGCAAAGTGGACGCTGCACACCCGACGAAGGATCCGTCTCCATGACGGCTTCGATTCGCAGGAAAAGAGCAGAGTTCATTTCGCAGAAGATGCGAGAGAAATAAGTCTTGCCAACCGACTCGGTCAATCCAATAAACGAGGTACAGGCACGCCACGCATGTTCAAGAACACGCGGGCCACGCATCAGTACATCGTCGCCATTGACAGCGAGCCGACAGTCGGCTAACGACCATTTTCTACCAGTGGATTCCTCCATTGCATAACGGCACATAGCCGCATTCGCCAGACACAACACAGGAAAGGAAGTCACACTTCCCATCAACTGTCCGTTCACTTGCGCACGCAGCTGTCCGTTCAACATAAAGACATGTCCCGTCAGTGACCTGAGGAACAAACGCTTTTCTACTTCATCTAACCCACACTCATCTGCGATCGTGCATGCGATGGTGTTCGAAACCCACGGACGGAGGTTATCAGTCGCGGCTTTATAGTCGCCAGAAAGATAAATCTCACCGCTCGGAAGATTCGCACCCATTCGATCATGTATATATCGCGGAGTGATAGGATTACCAATGAGATGGAAAGCCGGATGTTCTTTCAGCACTCGCCACATGAACTTTTGCAATGGCTGAAGGGCCGTATAAAGATAAGGCGGCCCCTTAGAAATCACACGTACTTTCAACGCTTCGGCAAGAGCAACAGGTATAACATACGAAGGTTCGAACAACGCCCTACGTGCAATGCGCCAATACAACGTCCGAAAACGTTCATTGAGCCGCCCCACGTCAACATTCCAACGCGTCAAATCCGATTCATCTTCGATGTGCTCTTCCGACCCCACTGCACTGTAGACAACCAAATCATCACCACGTAAGCCTCGCATCAAACTTGGCGAGTCCACAACAGCACCTACCGCGCCACCTAATGCGCGACTGTTGAGGATATTTGCACTCGTAGATGGGACAAACGGTCTCACACGGTCCTCGACCGTAAACCGCTTTCCCCCAAACAGCTCCTTCGTAGTCCTTACGAGCTGCTCGATGCAAATTGCTTTTGTGATGTGACCTACAATTCTGT